ATAGGTGGTCATCTATCAAAATACACAGGCGAAAAAAAAGCCATGGAACTGATGGATCAAGTTATTGAAAATTTTAAAAGATTTCACCCTAAACCAGAAGAAGTACAATGTTCAAATCCAATAGCAGAACCAGAATTTATTAAACCCTATTTTGGATTAAGATTATTTCCAGTATGGCACGTTGGTACAGATTATCTACATGAAATAGGTAAAAATTGGTATGACTTTTTAGTTAATGGTGGCGTAGAATTCTTATGGGAAACCAAAGTAGAAGATATTGACTTTGATAATAATAATCTCCGTGCTCGCATTTTAAATGGAGGTGAAGAATTAGGAATTCAATATGATGAACTTATATTTGGTGTAGGTAAATCAGGTATTGACTTTGGTAAACAATTAGCTGAAAAATACGATTTACCAACTGAACCAAAACCAGTACAAATAGGTGTTCGATTTGAAGCACCACAAAAACACTTCCAAAAACTAATTGATGTAAGCTATGATTTCAAATTGTATCGTAAATTCGAAGACAAAGGAGTATCATTACGTTCATTCTGTACAAACAACAACGCAGCTTATGTTGCCGTTGAAGAAACGTATGGAGATCATTCGTACAATGGACACGCTAAAAAAGACGAATCATTCAGAAATGATATGACCAATTTTGGTATTCTAATGGAAGTTAGAGGTATTGATAAACCATTTGATTGGTCTAGAGATGTAGTTAAAAAATTACAGATAGATGGTACTGGATTATATTATAGTCCAAGTAGAAAACCATCACAAACATCTGAAGGTATAAATGTATCAGCTATTCAAGTAGATACATTACATAAAATATCAAAAGCAATGCAACCATACTTTATGTATGTGTATGATTTTATTGAAGACATGAAAAAAGTATTCCCAACACTTAAAGATGATTGGGGTATTTATGTGCCTGAAGTAAAATACTTATCACCTGAACCACTTGTCGATTATTCCGATTTAGCTCTTACTAAGTATCCTAACGTCCACTTTGTTGGTGATGCTCTTTCTGCTAGAGGTATAACGGTAAGTGGTGCACAAGGTACATATGTTGCTGAGAGTTTACTAGGAAAATTAAAATAAATTTCGTATATTATGGGCATGAAAAAACAAGATACAAACAATGATTGGCCTAAGAGTCAAAAATTAAAAAAAGCAGATGGAACTATAGCTTATCTTTGGGATAATAAATTACATAACTGGGAAGGACCAGCTTTGATTCCTGAAGGTAATGAGAAAAAAAGAGAATATTATCTATATGGTATTCAGTATAGTGAAGCTGATCATAAAGAAGCAATTAGAAATCAAACAGGATTGCCTTGGTATAAACAACCAGCACCTAAAGGACAAAATCATAGAAACTAAGATATGAAAATAGGTTTATGCGGTACAATGAGTGTGGGTAAAACTACATTAGTAAATGCTTTAAAAGAAACAAAGCAATTTAAAGATTATATGTTTAGAACAGAGCGTTCTAAGTATTTGATGGAGCAAGGTATTCCACTCAATACAGATTCAACATTAAAAGGTCAAACTATATTTTTGGCTGAACGTTGTGCTGAATTAATTCAAACAGATATTATAACAGATAGAACTGTTATTGATGTTATGGCATTTACACAAAATGCTAAGTCTATACCTTATCAAGATAAAGATAAATTTATTGATTATGCGAAAGAATTTATTAGAGAATATGATTATATTTTTTATATTTCTTCTGATGGCTTGCCTATTGAAGATAATGGAGTACGCGAAACAGATGAACATTATAGGGATATAATTGATTTTACTATTACAAGTTTTATTAGAAAGTATGCATATATGATGAAAAATATAGAAACAATTAAGGGTTCAACAGAGGAACGAATTGAACAAATATTGAATATTACTGGTCTTTAACATATTTATAATAAAAACTCTAATATAATGAAGAAATCTGAATTAAAATCGTTTATAAAAGAAAACATCGTAGATACTTTAAATGAAAGCCCTTCATCTGAAGAAATTAGAATGGCAAGACAAGCTGTAGCTAGGTTTATGAAGTATAGAAATGTAGGTGAAAGCCAAGCAATTCGTGATCTAATGAATGCTTTAAAAGAAATCCAACCTAAAGAAGATGATCAACGATATATAGATTATTTAAGAAGAAGTGGTAGAGATAAAGAAGCAGATGAGTTAGTAGGAAAAAATGCTAATCTAAAAGAAGTAGACCCTAAAGATGTTAAACTTCAACAAGATTTAAACGCAGAACTTGAAAAAACTGTACAGTTAAAAAAAGATGCTGGTATTGAAGAAGATATTGATGACGATGATGTAGATGCTGATGCAATTAAAGCTGCAAAAGGAGCTAGAGGTAAACATAAAAAATTAGATTTAGCACTTAAAGCTTTAAAATCAATCACTGCAGAAATGAAATCATTAGCTAGAAAATATAGTCAAGGTGATGAAGCAGAAAAAGAAAAAATTAAAGATATATTAAGGAAAAAAACTCCACAAAAGAAAGAACTAGAATCATTAGTTGCAAAGTTAGAAAAAGATGTTGTCTAAAGAAAGATTAATTACTTATAGTATAATTTTTATTCTATTAAGTGCACTAGTTTATTTTGTATTTTTAGGAGATGAAAAATATGTAGAGGACTATAATATTAAAATAGATGCTTTGGAAGCTAAAGTAGATTCTTTACACCATATAAACGATGATTTAGTATTTAAAATAGATACTTTAAATCAACAAATCGTAAAGTTAGATACAGAAATAGACAAGCAAGATAAAAAGATTGTCACTTTAAAATATAAAGTAAATGAAAAAGTTAATTCCGTTGATTCTTTTAATGATGATGAGCTTACAAGGTTTTTCACAGAGCGTTATAGACACTACGAAGATTCAATTAAAAAAGCCGATAGCGCGTCTAGTAATTAAAGACCTAATAATAGGGGACGGTGCCAAAGAAGAATTAAAATTATTATCTAATAAATTAGGTTTATTAGAAACAAAAATAGTTGTTAAAGATAGTGTTATATTTAATTTAAATAAAAGTGTTATGAATTTTGAAAATATATTATTAGCAAAATCTGACCAATTAGCTATATCACAAGAATTATCTCTAAAATTACAAACAGATTTAAAAAAACAAAAAGCCAAAACTAAATTGTTTCAATTAGGTTCGGGCGCATTAGTAGTTGGAGGAATAGCACTACTATTAGCAAAATAATATGTCAGATTTAAAAAAAGTAATACGTCAAGAATATTTAAAATGTGCTAAGGATCCAGTGCATTTTATGCGTAAATATTGTTATATACAACACCCACAACGTGGACGTATACAATTTAATTTATATCCATTCCAAGATAAAGTATTAACGCTATGGCGTGATAATCCTTATTCTATTGTATTAAAATCTAGACAGTTAGGTATATCTACTCTATCAGCAGGTTATTCTTTATGGTTAATGACTTTCCATAAGGATAAAAACGTACTTTGTATTGCAACAAAGCAGGACACAGCTAAAAACATGGTAACAAAGGTAAAATTTATGTATGAAAATTTACCATCATGGCTTAAAATAGATGCACCTGAAAATAATAAATTAACACTACGATTAGCAAATGGATCCCAAATTAAAGCAACATCAGCTTCAAGTGATGCCGGTAGATCAGAAGCAGTATCTTTACTACTAATTGATGAGGCAGCCTTTATTGAAAATATTGGTGAAATATGGGCATCAGCACAACAAACACTAGCAACTGGGGGTGGTTGTATAGCATTATCTACACCTTATGGTACAGGTAATTGGTTTCACCAAACATGGTCAAGAGCAGAAGCAGCAGAAAATGACTTTTTACCTATCAAATTACCTTGGTATGTACACCCAGATAGAGATGAAGCATGGAGAAAAAGACAAGATGAATTATTAGGTGATCCTAGAATGGCAGCACAAGAATGTGATTGTGATTTTAGCACCTCTGTTGATATTGTATTTTATCCTGAATATATAGAATACTATGAAAAATCATTTGTTAAAGACCCCTTAGAAAGAAGAGGTAATGATCAAAATTTATGGGTTTGGGAACAAGCAGATTATTCAAGAAATTATATGGTAGTAGCTGATGTATCTAGGGGTGATGGTAAAGATTATTCTGCATTTCATGTTATAGATACAGAAACAAATGTACAAGTAGCTGAATATAAAGGACAAATTGGAACTAAAGAATATGGACACTTATTAGTAGGTATAGCTACAGAATATAATGAAGCAATGTTAGTAATAGAAAATGCTAATATTGGGTGGGCAACTATACAAGTTGTTATTGATAGACAATATCAGAACCTCTACTATTCACAAAAGGGTGGAGAAGCCAATGTTAATTCGTATTTTGATAAATATCAAGATCATTCAAAAATGGTTCCTGGATTTACTATGTCATCAAGAACGAGACCTATGGTAATTGGTAAATTTCAAGAATACATAGGTGATAAAGGAGTAACAATACAATCTAAAAGATTAGTAGAAGAAATGAAAACATTTATATGGCGTAATGGAAGACCAGAAGCTCAATCAGGATACAATGATGATTTAGTTATGGCTTTTAGTATTGCTATGTACATTAGAGATACAGCATTAAAATTTAAACAAAGAGGAATAGACTTAACCAGACAATCCTTAAATAATATGCAAGTTAATAGAACAGCATATCAAGGGAGTTATGGTAATAACCAACAAATGAAAAATCCTTATCAAATTGATACAAATAAGGGTAAAGAAAACATTGATTGGTTATTATAATAATATTTATAACAATAATAATATATAAACATGGCAAATACTAGTGTATTTTCAAGATTAAGAAGATTATTTTCAACTGATGTAGTAATACGAAATGTAGGAGGTGATCAAATCAAAACAATAGATTCAGGACACATCCAATCTAGTGGTGAGTATGAAACTAATGCTTTAGTTGACCGATTTAATCGAGTATACTCAACAGCTCCTTCATCTTTATATGGAGCCCAATTTAACTTAAATTATAATTATTTAAGACCCCAACTATATTCAGAATATGATATAATGGATCAGGATGCTATTATTGCCTCTGCTTTAGATATATTAGCTGATGAATCTACCCTTAAAAATGATATGGGTGAAGTACTTCAAATTAGAAGTTCAAATGAAGATATACAAAAAATTCTTTATAATTTATTTTATGATGTATTAAATATTGAATTTAATGCTTGGATGTGGATTAGACAAATGTGTAAGTATGGTGATTTTTTCCTAAAAATGGAAATATCAGAAAAATTTGGTGTTTATAATGTAATACCTTATACTGCTTATCACATTGAAAGAATGGAAGGTCAAAATCCTGAAAACCCATCAGAAGTAAAATTTAGATGGAATCCTGATGGATTCGCAGGTGGTTCTTATGGTTACTATAATGTACCTAATCAAAATGTTGATGATGATAGAGGAGGTATAGTATTTGATAATTATGAAATGGCTCACTTTAGATTTGTAGCTGATGTTAATTATCTTCCTTATGGTAGAGCTTATATCGAACCAGCTAGAAAATTATTTAAACAATATACATTAATGGAAGACGCGATGTTAATTCATAGAATTGCTCGTGCTCCAGAAAAAAGAGTATTTTATGTAAACGTTGGAGCTATTCCACCTAATGAAGTAGAAGCATTTATGCAGAAAACTATTTCAAGTATGAAACGTACTCCTATGATGGATGAAAAAACAGGTGAATATAACTTGAAATATAACATGCAAAATATGTTAGAAGATTTCTATATTCCTGTTCGTGGAAATGATAACGCAACAAAAATAGATACTACTCCAGGATTATCATATGATGGTATTCAAGATGTAGAATATCTAAGAGATAAATTATTTGCTGCTCTTAAAATACCTAAAGCATTCTTAGGATATGATGAAAACACAGAAGGTAAAGCTACATTAGCAGCTGAAGATATTAGATTTGCTCGTACAATTGATAGAATACAAAGAATTATACTATCAGAATTTAATAAAATAGCATTAGTACACTTATATACTCAAGGCTATACAGATGAGACATTGACAAACTTTGAATTATCAATGACTACTCCATCTATTATATATGACCAAGAAAAGATTGAATTATTAAAAGCTAAAACAGAATTAGCAGGTTCATTATTAGAACAAGGTTTAGTTCCATCTGATTGGATTTATCATAATGTATTCCACTTTAGTGAAGATCAATATGATGAATATAGAGATTTAGCTCGAGAAGATGCTAAACGTCAATTTAGATTAGATCAAATAAAAGCAGAAGGTAATGACCCAGTTGCAACTGGTAAATCATATGGTACACCTCATGATTTAGCTTCATTATATGGTATGGGTAGAACACAATCAGACCCAGCAAATGTACCTGATGGATATGCTAAAGATGATCCTAAAAAAGGAAGACCAATTGATTCAATGACTACAAGAGGTAAACAAGAAAATAATTTTGGTAAAGATCCATTAGGCGTAAAACGTATGAAAGATACAGATAAAAATGATGGTGATGGAAGACCAAGTTTAAGTGAATCAGAAAGTGCCCATGTAACTTATTTAAAAAACAAGGACATTTTTAGATCTCTTAACAAGAAAAAATTAATATTTGAGGAAGATGAAAACACATCGTCACTACTTGATGAATCTCAACTAAAAAGCTAATATTTATAAATAAATATATTTTTGATGAAAATAAAACATTCAAAATTTAAAAATACTGGTATATTATTCGAATTGCTAGTAAGACAGATTACCGCGGATACTTTAAAAGGGGGAGATTCTCCTGCAATTGATATACTTAAAGAATATTTTGTAAAAACAGAACTGGGACGTGAGTATAAATTGTATGAATCCATATTGAAATCAAAGGTAATATCAGAAGGAAAAGCTAATTCTTTAATATCTACTATTTTAGAAAGTTCTAAAAAGTTTAATAGATCTGTACTTAGAAAACAAAAGTACAATCTAATTAATGAAATTAAAAAACATTATAACTTAGAATCCTTTTTTGGGTCTAAAGTAAAAAATTATAAAGAAATAGCTTCTATTTATACTTTAATAGAAAGTTATAACTACAAAGAAGTTACTAATATAGATCAAATTAACAATAATAAAGTTACTATATTAGAATTTTTAACTAAAACTAAAGTAGTTAAAGCACCAAAAGAAAAAGTAGTTCAAGAATTTACATCTTATGATAAAGATTTAAGAACTTTAACTTATAAAATATTATTAGAGAAATTTAATGATAAGTATGATGGGTTAAGTATAGAGCAAAAAGAAATACTAAAAGAATTTATATACTCAGTAGATTCAACACCTTCATTAAGAGAATTTTACAATAATAAAGTAAATACTTTAAAATCAACTTTAGAAACTATATCAGAATCAATAAAAGATACAGCTACTAAAATTAAAATTACAGAAGTAGCTAAATTATTGACTGAATTAAATAAAACTGATAAAGTAGATAATGATAATTTAGTTGATTTGTTACAATATTACGAACTAGTAAAAGAAATACAAGTAGCAAATGGCGTACAAATATAAACTTAGTGAAATGTCCAAAACTGCTTCACCAGAAGCAGCAGCAAAAGAACTTGAACGTAAAGATGGAGAAGGATTCCAAGTAGGTCAAGTTACTTATGCTGCAGATGGTCAATCCAAATCTACTATTACTAATATAGATAGTGAAACAGGTGCTGTTTCTTGGAAAATTACACAATTACCTGGATTTGATAAATTATATGACGAAATGGATCAGTTAGTTGATGTATCTAAAAGAGTTTATGTTAAAACTAAGGATGATGATAAATTTAGAGAAATTTATGATGATATTCGTAAAGTAAGAAATAAAGTAAGAACTCATTTAAGAAACGAATACCCAGATGAATATAAAAGAATTACAAGACTAGGTGAAAGTGATGTAGATGAAATATCTACATCAGGTGCAGCTGGAGCTTATTTGACACCATATGCTTTTAGAAAAAAAGGACAAAAAGCAAATGATGATGCTTATAAAGAATTAGGATATAAAGAAGTTAAAGAAGATTCTCAAATTAAAATATCTAAACCTAGATATGTTAAAGATAAAAATAATCCTAACTTTTTAAATGTTTATATTGATTATTCTACTGGGGGTGGAGGTGCACTAATTGCATTAGGTAAAGAAACAATGTCAGGTCAAATTAGAAGAAAAAGTGCTGCCGCAGCTGTAGATAAATTAAATAGCATAGCTAAAGATTTAACATCAAGATTTGATGTAGAAGATATTGAAGTAA